AGCTCATATATGATGAAAATATAGGAAATGAGGCAAAAGTGCTATTTTGCTATATTCGGAGTCTTTCGGAGAATTATAGAAACCTCAGAAACTCTAATTTATGTCAAAAATTAGGCTGTTCTGTTAATACCTTACAAAAAGCCAAGAAAGAGCTTATTGATAATGGCTATCTAGTTATCAACAGATTATCCTCTGCAAATAAGTATTTATTGAGACTACCCAAAAATAGGGTAGTCAGGGTGTCAAAATTTAAGCAATCAGACTACCCAAAATTTGGGCAGTATTTAGAGAGTAATAACAATAATAATAATAACAATAATAATAAGAAAAAGTTTAAAGGTTTTAAGAAATGAATGAAGATGAATATTACTATAATAATAAACCCCTTCAATTAAGTTATAAGAACACCTACACCCCCCCTGAGAAGATTGAAATAGTTTTACAGATAGAGAGTGATTTTAATTCAGGGATGCTCTCTGCCAATCAGATGCGTTGGATAGTCAACAATCTTAAATTTGGTGCTTGGACAGTTCAAAATATTATAGATAAAATGATGTTTAATAATAAGATAAAGATTAACCCTATTACCCTTGATAATAGAACATTTAAAAAGAAACCTACTCCTTTTGATTTGTAAACTACTATATATTGTGTTAATAGATTATTAGACTACAAGCTCCCTTGCGTTAGTCTAAATAAGTTAATTAACTAGACCTGGTAAGTGCTATTCTTTCCTTTCTTTCTTGCCTTGCCAGGTCGTTTAACAATAGAATTAAAATGGCTGGAAGACCTAGAAAACTAAATAAAAAATTAGAAGAACAGATCCTTGAATTAATTGCAGATGGTTTAACTATCAGACAAATATTTGATAAACCTGAAGTTAATTACACTTGGTCAAGTTTCAGAAAAGAGTTAATCAACTCTGAAGATCTTATGGTGCGTTATAATCAAGCTAAACAATTAGCAATTGATTTAGAGCTTAGTAGTCTAAAAGATAAAAGGTTGGATCTTGAGGCTAAAATTGAGTCTGGTGAGATTGATGGCAAAGCAGGTCAGAATTTAGTTAATCTTTATAAAATAATTGTTGCCAGTTCTCAATGGTCTGCAAGTAAAATACAACCAAAAAAATTTGGTAAAGCTGCCGAAACTTTATCAATTAAGTCTGATAATACGCAACCTTTGTCAATATCTTGGTCAAAACCTTGAATTAATTATGAATATTTACTTTGTTAAACCTTCTAAAAGTGTTGATTTTATTGATAGTGTGGTAAAAATAACACACATAAAAAGCAAATGTTATACATGAGTGTTGCAAAAATATCACACAATTACTTAGAAAGGTTCTAAACTGGTGATAACGCAGTATTATCGGAAATTATTAACGATAACGATTAACTTATCATTATAAAATTTGTGGTTGTAATAACTGAATTATGAAGAACAAATAGCGAACATAGGGGGTTTTAAAAGTGCGATACCCACTTTTTGCGTTACTGACTAAAATAAAATTGATACAAGGCATAAACAAATGGATGATACTTTTCTAAAAACAATAATCTTCATTATGAAAGATAAGAAAACAAAGAAACCAATTGTGATTACACACTTTCAAGGTTTTCAAGATGAGGCTGAAGCTAACGACTTTTCAGATTTTCTTAGAACACAATTTATTTTGCCTAGCGATTATCCTGATTCAAATGAAACAATTCATTAAGGGGGGTTTTGTTTTAAAATGAAACAAATTGTTATTCCTTATTCACCAAGAGATATTCAAAATTTTTTGCATAAAAAATGCGATAAGAACCGATTTAATGTAGTAATTGTCCACAGGAGAGGAGGCAAAACAGTTTTTGCTATAAACCATTTAATCAAAGCTGCTCTGACATCAACAAAACCTTATCCAAGATATGCCTTTATAAGTCCTTACAGGTTGCAAGGTAAATCTACTGCTTGGGATTACATGAAACAATTTTCTGCCACAATTCCAGGAGTTAAATTTAATGAGTCAGAACTAAGGGTGGACTTTTCTATAAACAATTCAAGAATACAAATCTTAGGTGGTGAGAATAGTGCTGCTATCAGAGGTCAGTATTTTGATGGTATAGTTTGCGATGAAACACAAAACCTTTCGCCAGACCTCTTTGATACCATTTTAAGACCATGCTTATCGGACAGAAAAGGCTTCGCTATCTTTATCGGAACTCCGATGGGAAGAAATTGGTTCTACGAACTACATGAAAAAGCAAAGACTAGCAAAGATTGGTTTACCAAAGTATTTAGAGCTAGTGAAACAAAGATCATAGCTCAAGATGAATTAGATGCTGCTAAACAAACAATGTCGCCTGAGAGTTACGAACAAGAATTTGAGTGTTCATTTCAAGCTGGAATTAGCGGTTCTTACTTTGGATCTATAATCGAAGAATTAGAGGAGTCTGGCAATATTAAGAACTTTGATATAGACGATAGTTTAGATGTTGAAACTTGGTGGGATTTAGGGATGAACGATAGTACAGTAATCACCTTTGCTCAACGAAGAACAAATGGCGAAATTAGAATTATTGATTGCTACGAAAATTCTGGTGAGGGATTAGAGCATTATATAAATATCATAGATAGCAAACCTTACACATATTCAAAACACATAGCTCCGCATGATATTAGAGTTAGAGAGATTGGCACAAATAAATCCAGATGGGAGACCGCTAAAGAACTAGGGTTAGAATTTGACATAGCACCCAAACTTAGTGTAGAAGATGGTATTGAGCAAGTAAGACGAATGTTACCCAAGTGTTTTTTTCATAAAAACAATTGCAATAAGTTGGTTGAAGCATTAAAATCATATTGTAAGCGGTGGGATGAAAAAAATAATTGTTTTAGGAATAAACCCCTACACAATTGGGCATCACACTTTTGCGATTCGGTAAGGTATGGTGCTGTTACAGAACCATTAGAAACATCGGATTGGGATAAGCCAATAGAAGTAGATACAAATTATATAGTTTAATATGGCAAAAAAAAATAAAGAAATATCAAATATAGAATTACAAAGTTTATTATCAAATCAAATACAAAATGCTTTAGGTTATCTAGGTGGTCAATTATCAGACTCAAGAACTAAATCATTAGAATATTATTTAGGTGATAAACTAGGAACAGAAATAGATGGTCGTAGTCAAGTAGTATCAACCGATGTTGCAGATACGATTGAAAGTTTATTACCAAATTTATTAAGAGTGTTTACTGCATCTGATAAAGTTGTTAATTGCGAACCAATGACAGCAGAAGATGTTCCGATGGCAGCACAAGCTACAGCTTATTTAAATCATGTTTTTTATAAAGAGAATGATGGCTTTCAATTATTATATAATTTTTTTAAAGATGCCTTAATTGAAAAAAATGGTTTCTTAAAAATTTATTGGGATGACTCTGAAAAAGTAGATTACGAAACTTACGAAAATTTATCCATAGTTGAGAAAGAGGCTTTGCAAGATACTAAGGATGAAATAGAAACTGTTGAAGAAGAAGTATTTGAAGATGAGTCTGCCAAAGAAAAGTTTCAAGAAGTTTTAAAACAATATGAAATGCAAGGGGTAGATATATCTCAAGTTCAAGTTCCTAATTTTAATTTATATAATTGCAAAATAAAACGAATTAAAAAAACTGGTAAAGTTAAAATAGAAAGTATTCCACCAGAAGAATTTTTAATTGATAGAAGTGCTAAAACAATTGAAGATGCCGATTTTGTTTCTCATAAAGTTTTAATGACAAGATCAGATTTAGTTGCAATGGGTTATCCTCAAGACGAAGTTGATGAACTACCTAAATCAGATTTAGATATTTACAATGATGAAGAAACTGTAAGATTAACAGATGTTGATGATTATCAAATTTCAAGCTCAACAGATACTTCGACAGAAAAAGTTTTAGTTTATGAGTCTTATGTAAAATATGATTATGACCAAGATGGAATTGCTGAACTTAGAAAAATAGTTTCTGCTGGTTCAGATGGTCATCACATATTATCAAATATGCCTTGCGATAGTGTACCCTTCGTAACTATTACTCCTATTCCAATGCCTCATAGATTTTACGGAAGATCAATTTCAGAATTAGTAGAAGATGTTCAGTTAATGAAATCTACTGTAATGCGACAGTTGTTAGACAATATGTATTTAACAAATAATAACAGAGTTGCAGTCATGGATGGTATGGTCAATATGGATGATTTATTGACGACTAGACCTGGTGGAATTGTTAGAACTAAACAACCACCAAACCAAGTGATGCAACCATTACAAGCTCAACCAATTTCACAACAAGCCTTTCCATTATTAAATTATTTAGATTCAGTTAGAGAAGGTAGAACTGGTGTTTCAAAAGAAGCTCAAGGTTTAAGTCCTGACACTTTAAATGCTAAAACAGCTACTGGTGTAAATGCTTTGATGCAACAAACTCAAATGAGATCAGAATTAATTGCTAGAGTGTTTGCAGAAACAGGTGTTAAAGATTTATTTAAAAAAATATTTGAATTAATGGTTAAATATCAGGATAAAGAAAAAATTATTATGATGAGTAACCAATATATTCCAGTAAGACCTACAGAATGGAAAGATAGATTTAATATTAATATTGTAGTTGGTCTTGGAACTGGTTCTAAAGAACAACAAACAATCATGTTAAATAGTATTTTAGAAAGACAACTACAAGCATTTCAAATTCAAGGTGGAAAAGAGATGCCAATGGTCAATTTAAAAAATATGTATAATACTTTAACTAAAATAGTAGAGAACGCAGGTCTTAAAAATGTAGAAACTTATTTTGTAGATCCTGATGTAGGTAAACAAATGATGCCACCACCTCAACCACCACCATTAACACCGATTGAGAAGATAGAATTTACTAGAATTGATGCTGAGAATAAGCGAAAACTTGCAGACCTAGAATTACAAGCTCAAGAATTAGCTCAGAAAACTCAAGAAATGCAATTAGACTTTGAAGCGAAGATAAAAGAAATGGCTTTAAAATATAATACTCAACTTGATACTGCAAAAATTAAAGCAGATGCAGATTTAGACAAGATGATGGTAGCAGGAGATAACAAAATACTTGAAGAAGCGGCAAAATCTACTAATATGTTTGGCAAACAACTAGAAGGAATAAATGAAAGCGAAAGACCAGGCGGACAGGGCGGTGGAAATCAGCCGATCCAACGAAGCCAAGCAGATATTAGAGAGTAAAATTTTTCAAGAGAGTATGGAAACTCTTAAAAAAATTTATTCTGAGGCACTTCTTGAAAAAACAGGTGCTAAAGAGAGTGATACCAGAGAAAAACTTTGGATTGCTTACAATGTTGTTGGAAAAGTAGAGCAACATCTACTAACTGTTATCGAAACAGGAAAACTTGCAGCTAAACAGTTGGAAGATTTTAGAAAACAACAGAATAATACAAAATTTTAACCATCAAGGTTAAAATAAGCCAAGTCTAACGACAGCTTAACAATGGAGGACTTAATGTCTGAAACAAACCCTTTACTGAACAATGCTTCAGTACAAGGTGCAGCAAAATCTATTGAAGGTTTAATGGACACTAAAGGTGTTATCAAAAAACCTCAAGAAGAAGCAGCACCAGTTGAACCAAAAGAAGAAGTAGAAGCGAAAGCAGAAACTGAAACAGAAGAACAACAACAACCTGTTGCTCAACCAGAGGAAACAATGGAAGTAGCAGAAGAAGAACAAGCATCACAAGATGAAAATGCAATTGAAGAACAAGAAACTGATCTACACCAAGTAATTGTAAATGGTGAAAAGATTGATGTTGACCTTGAAGAATTAAAAGCAGGTTATCAAAAAGATGCCGACTATAGACGAA